CGATATTCCTGCTGGTTCAAGAATATGTCAGTTCAGAATTATTGAGCATCAGCCGAATGTAGCATTTGCAATTAGCTCCGAATTAGGAAATAAAAATAGAGGAGGATTAGGGAGTACCGGGCTATGAAAATTTCTCCTATTAAATTCAAAAATTTTAAAACTAAAACCATAGATGAATTTAATTCTTTTGCAGATCGCTATATTGGCTATAATTTACTTATTCTAATAGCGACTAAATATGATGAAATGGAAGAGTGGAATTATAGCTATGAACTTTTATTATGGAACGACTTTGCCCACGAATGGCTAAGTGATTGGAATGAAGGTCAAGAATATGTTGAATATTTAGGCGGAGCCGTTTTGGACTACTACGAAAACGAGGAAATTTTATGAGTAATAAAAATGATGTTTTGAATAAAGAATACTCTTTCAGCTTTGATGAACTTAGGAAAAATCGTGTTGAAATGTCATATTATAAGTATGGCAGTTCTGCGATTAATTTTGGAAGAAAATATGTTAATGCTTTAGGTAGTATGACAAAATGCGTTGAAAAGTATCTTGAAACGCACAATAAAGAATATCTTTTAGATGCCGCAAATTATTTAATGTTTGAATACATGTATCCGTATTTTGATGATGCTTATTTCAAAGCAACAGACAGCAAAGACTCCGCAGGAATTGATGGTATTTCAATCAATCAAATAGAACAGCTTAAAATGGAGGACTTATGACTTGCCCTATTTGCGGTTCAAAATCTATGGTAAAAGATACAGGAACGGATAGTGATATAATTATAAGAAAAAGAATATGCTTGTCAGATAGTTGCAAGTATGTTTTCTACACAAAAGAAATAGATTGCAACAAAACAGAAGCAGAAAACTTATTATATCAATTAAGAAAGAAGGCAAAGAAATGATTGAAATTTCGCACATACATGTTGATGGCTTTGAAGCGGCTGTTAGGGGAATGAGAAATCCTATGAATAGTTGGGATAAAAGTGACAGCAATTTTAAAATAAACATAAATGAATGGCACACATGGATAGGTGCTAATGATAAAAAGTTAATGTTATCACTAGTTAAAGCGGGGCCGGATCACAGAAAATTTTTGAGAATGATAAACGTGACAATGGATATTAAAGCACCTCTTTATTGGTGGAAAGAATTTGACACTTACAAGGTTGGGACGGTTGCAAATTCTTGTTCTACAATGCACAAGATTCATGATAAAGAATTTACGCTTGACGATTTTTCGCATGAACGTATTAAACCCCTATATATCATTGCGAGTGATAAGGCTTGTGACGGGTTCGATTTTCAAGAAGCCTTAAACATGACAATTCGTTATCTTAATATTGCAAGGGCTATGTACATTGAAACAAAAGATAAAGAATATTGGTGGCAAATGATTCAGCTTCTTCCTTCTTCATATAATCAGTTAAGAACAGTTCAATTAAATTACGAGGTTCTGTATAATATTTATTTTGCAAGAAGAGATCACAAATTAGACGAATGGATTTATTTCTGCTTAGAAATTACAAAATTACCGTTAATGCCAGATTTTCTCAATGGGAGGTAAAATAAATGCTTATTAAACTTCATCAGGGCCAGATCACATCAGATTGGCACATTTCCGAAATACTTGTACAAGCCGAACGCATTTCAATGGTTAGAGAAAAATATTATATTGATACCTCAACAGGAGGGGCGAAGTGTATCGGTTCAGAAATTACAATGAATGACTGCGATTATACCAAAGAAGGACATAAAAAGAAAATAACAATACTTGTAACAGAAACAGTTTCTGAAATTTATGAACAGATCGGAAAGCAAATAAAATTCCTTAAAATTTAAAAAGCCTCTCCCCATTACGGGGAGGGACTTTTTTCTTTTTTGCGAAAATAAAAGGGGCAAAGCTTTGTATGCTCCACCCCTGTATCTATAAGGCACGGTATCCTAAAGCAAACAGTCATGAATGAAAAGCAATAGACGGCGGTATATTTCACCCGGACTTCCCGTCCCGCTCATTAGGAAATGCGTACCCAGATACCTTAATAAGATATTGCTTTTATTAGGGCTTCTTTTGATTTCAAATCTTGAAATCTAAAACATCCTTTTTCAAAATAATAACGCAGATTTGATAAGAAAAGCTGATTACTTCTAAGCATAACATAATTTATGTTATGATCGTCCGTAGTAACAGACACACGGTTTGGATTATTTATATCCGCTCTGTTTGAACAGTAAATAATACCGGAATCGGGGTATTCTCTAATGCCATAGTCACACTGTTTATAGCGCAGAGTGCAAAGATACCTGCTTTTTCCGGACGGTTTTTCAATGAATGCTGTGTTATCGTTTAAATATACATTTTCCGACGCATAAGCAAGATAATCATTCTTAGCAAAGGCCCTGTTAAAAGCAGACATTTTTAATGCTTCACTTGCACCTTCAATATATGCCTGTTCAAGTACAAAGCCATCTCCCCTTAAGAATTTTGTATCATGCTTTAATCTTTCAGAAATTCCTAAATCAGTATAATAAGGATTGATTATACTTACGGTGTTTGAAAGCATAAATACCGGTACATATCTTGACTGCAATCCTTGTCCTCTGGCAATTGAGTTATGTACACTAATAAACTTTGTAATTTCATTGGAGCAATAATGATTAGATTCTGACTGAAATTCGTCAAAAATCATTCTGGAAATATCAGAAAACAGATGTGAAAGTTTTCTTATTTGGTCTGAACTATTTATTGTTATAGCATATCCACAAGAAAGACCATCATATTCTTCGGGGTCAGATTTACGCTTAATAAACAGCTCGTGATAAATGCCATTCGATTTTCTTTCGCTTCTCATGGTAAAATCAGGAAAGAACAACGATCCAATGTCTTTGAAAAATTTGTTCGCTACATCATCCAATTCATAGTTAAATCTATATAGCAAACCAAATTTTTCTTTATCATCAATATACTTTTTTGTTACATATCTATTAAACCATGTTGTTTTACCGGCACTTCTGTTGCCTGTGCACAAATAAATCTCAGGTTTTTCGCCTTTGAGATCTTTCATTGACAATAATTTAGTACCGTCGTAAAACATTTTTTCACTACTTCCTTTGTAATTTCCATATTTATTATACCACAATGACGCCGCGTTGTCAATAGATTTTGGAAAATTTTTATAAAGCCCTTGACAAATGCGAAGATATATGATATAATGAGTAAAACGGAGGTGTCAATAATGGCCGTATATATCACAGTTTTTGCATTTATTGCTTTTGATATTCTCACAGGACTTATTAAGGCGTTAGCAAAAGACGGACTTAATAGTACCATTTTAAGAAAAGGAATGTACCATAAGCTGTCAGAAATACTCACCGTTGTTGGCGCAGGTCTCTTACAGTATGGCGCTGATTATATTCAGTTAGGGGTTGAAATTCCAGCATTGATTGGAGTTGCAAGTTATATCTGCATCATGGAACTTGTGTCCATAATTGAAAATCTTGCTATGCTGAATCCATCATTATATAAGCTGTTCAAGCCCTTCCTTAACAAACTGAAAGAAGAGGACAAAAATGACAAATCTACTCCTTCCGTATGAAGGTAAAGTAAAACTTGAAAGCAGATATGGTTATAGAACGCTAAACGGTGAGACAAATTGGCATAATGGGATTGATTTAGTTGGCCTTGAATCTAAGGTTATCATAGCACCGTGCAATGGGGTCATTAAATCCTCCACAATCATTGAAGACCATAAAAATAAAACGTGGGAGTGGGGGAATTATGTAAGACTGGACAATGAAGAATATTCTATTTTTATGTGCCACATGGCAGAACGATTTGTTCATGCAGGAGAAGCAGTTGTTACGGGACAGCCATTAGGGGTTGAAGGAAATACAGGCTATTCTTTCGGATCACATTGTCATTTTGAAACCAGAAAAATTTCAAACAGAATGACTGTTAATCCGTGCGATTTACTTGGTATTTTCAATGGGTACGGCATTCTTGAAAACAAAAAGCCAAAGGCTCCCTATCATGAGTGGTCAGAAGATGCTATTAACGATTTCCTTAAGAGAGGGATTCTAAAGGGATACGAAGATGGCGACCTAAGACTTAATCAGAATATCACTAGAGAAGAAGCTGTTGTTCTTATATATAGGGCTTTAAAAGCATATGGCATACACGACTAATATATATGTAATAGCCGCTATATGCGGTAACTTCTGGCAAGAATCTACTGTTAATCCCGGAATTTGGGAGGGCCTTGTAGAAGGAGCCCCCGGTTATGGATTAGGACAGTGGACAGATAATCCGCCCATTGTTGAACGAAGAACAGCTCTTTTTGAATACTTAGATTATCATGGGTATTCCCGAGACAGCGGTCAGGGTCAGCTTGAATTCTTGATTCAAGAGAATGTATGGAATATACCCGGACCTTCTTCTGTTCCATCCAGTGATTTTACATCGTTGTCGCAATTTCTGTCTTCTACTTCACAGAACATTGAATATCTCACTTTAGAATGGATGTACCATTGGGAAGGTATTGACGATGATAGCGAGGATAAAAGAATATCATTCGCAGAAGATATTATAAACCTTTTCTTAAATGATGATGGTGAAAGAAGGCCGTGGACAACCGGTAATTTCTACAATACATTAGAAGAAGCTAGATGGAACTGCCTTCTAATTAAAGATTTCTTTTTAGGTACTGAGCCACCCGAGCCTCCAACACCACCTGTGCCGCCTCATAAAAAGCATAAAGGCTTACCACCTTGGCTGATATATAAATTAACGAAAGGAGTATAAAATGCGTGCTTATACTGTTACAGTTTCGTATACTTTAGGCGGAACTACTCAGCCGAATTTTGTCGTTAGAAGACGCGCCGCTACTTCCGCTTCTGCTATTGCTTCAGTCACAGCTTTATTTACAGGACTTTCCAATTATTATGGGACAGACGGAAGAAACTATTTAAATGTACTAAGCGTTGTTGCTTTAGAATTAGTAGAAACTACCAGTGGCAATAACAGTACAAATAACGAAAACGAAACGGAGGGCGAATAACATGCCTGTACTTACCCGAGAACAGTTTTTCAACCGAGTACATGAAAAGGTAGGAAATGACACCAGTGATGAGTCTATTTCCTTCCTTGAAGATATGACGGATACTTTCAATGATCTTGAAAAGAGAAGTCATGGAAACGGTGAAGATTGGGAAAGAAAATATCATGAATTAGATGAATCGTGGAAAGCAAAATATCGTCACAGATTCCTTAATTCGGACGGCGGTAATTGTCCGCCTATGAAAGAGGAAGAAAAAGAAGAAGTAAAAGAAGTCACCATCAATGACTTATTTACTAATAAATAAGGAGGAAATAACTGATGCCTACTATTCCGCTCGTACAGAAATTATCCGCTAGTTCCGAGGAAATTCTTAATGCTATCCGAAATAGTGCTTCTGCAAATTATCAGAACTACGTTCCGGTTGCTAGTATTTCTCAGGACAATATTCGAGAGATCGGCCTTGTTATCATGAATGATGCCGTTCTTCAGAATGAGTTCCTTAGTGCTCTTGTGAACAGAATCGGTAGAGTGATTGTCACTTCTAAACTGTATTCTAATCCTTGGGCAAAGTTCAAGAAGGGTATTATGGAATATGGCGAAACCATTGAAGAGGTTTTCGTTAATATTGCTAAGCCCTTTGAGTATGATCCTGCTGTTTCTGAGACTCTGTTTATGAAGCGTGAAATTCCTGATGTAAGAGCCGCTTTCCACGTGCTCAATTATCAGAAGTTTTATAAGGCTACTATTCAGAGAGAACAGCTTAGACAGGCATTCCTTAGCTGGCAGGGCGTCACCGATCTTATTGCTAAGATTGTTGACAGCATGTACACCGCCGCAAACTACGATGAATTTCAGGTTATGAAGTACCTGATCGGCAGACATATTCTGAACGGCCAGCTTAAGGCTGTGCAGGTTGCTACTGTTACTAGTGCCAATATGAAATCCATTGTTGGCACCATTAAGGGCACTTCCAACAACTTTGAATTCATGAGCAATAAGTATAACCTGACTGGCGTTCAGAATTATACGCTCAAGGACAATCAGTATATCATTGTCAATTCTGACTTTGATGCTGTGATGGATGTTGAAGTTCTTGCTTCTGCTTTCAACATGGACAAGGCTGATTTCATGGGGCATAGAGTGCTTGTGGATTCGTTCGGGTCTATCGATAATGAAAGACTTGCTCTTCTGTTTGCAAACGAGCCTAATTATACTCCTCTCACGGATGCAGAACTTACTGCTCTGGATGCTATTCCCGCCGTGATTGTTGACGGGGATTGGTTTATGATCTATGATAACATGAATCAGTTCACCGAAGATTATAACGGTGAGGGCCTCTATTGGCAGTATTGGTATCATGCATGGAAGACGTTCTCTATTTCTCCCTTTGCAAATGCCGCCGTTTTCGTCCCTGGTGCTCCGTCCATTACGAGCGTTACCGTTTCCCCCGAAACTGCTGTGCTTATGCCCGGACAGTCCCTGCTTATGTCCGCTACTGTTGTTACTGCTAACTTTGCGTCCAAAGCTGTCAAATGGACTGCTACTGTTAGTGGTGCTGAGGATGCGGAAAATATCAGCATTTCTCCGCTCGGAGTGCTTACGGTTTCGCCTGATATTGAAGCGGGTACTGAAATTACCGTTACTGCGACTTCTG